TCAATCTGGACAGGATTTTGGAGTTTCGATGTCTCGAGCACCTACTGCTCTTTCCGAGCAGAATGTGTCTTTTGCGGACGCGAATGCTTCATATTCCTACCATGTTGATAGCGAACCCGATGCCACTTTCAAAGTATCAGATTCCAATGATGCTGACCTGAATAATTTCTTTTCTCGTCCTTTGAAAGTCACGTCTATCGATTGGGCTACTGGCTCGACTTTGTTCACAACTTTTAACCCTTGGCAGTTGTATTTTGAGAATCCGCGTGTGATCAATAGGATTTCCAATTATAACTTGCTCAGGGCGAAGCTGTGTATGAAGATTGTACTTAATGGAAACAGTTTCCACTATGGTCGTGCGATTGTATCGTACGTGCCATTAGCGTCTCGAGACCAGTTGACAGTTGATCGGGCATTTTTCCTGCAGGATGTAGTTGCTGCCTCGCAGCGCCCACATTTTTACCTTGATCCAACATATTCTCAGGGTGGCTCGATGTGCCTCCCATTCTTTTGGAATCAGAATTATCTCAGTATCCCTAACCAGGAGTGGAGGGACATGGGTGAAGTTTGGATTCATGGGATGCAGGATTTGAAACATGCTAATGGTGCCACGGATTCCGTCACTGTTTCTGTGTTCGTTTGGGCTGAAGATGTATCTTTGGCTATTCCTACGAATGCTGAGCCTGGGGCGATCGCCCCTCAATCCGGTGAGGATGAATATGGCACTGGGCCTGTTTCTTGGCCGGCCTCCGTGCTGGCTAGGGCGGCTGGGTCTCTCGTTAAGGCACCTATCATTGGTCCCTATGCGAAAGCTACCCAGCTGGCTGCGTCTGCTACTGCAAATATTGCGCAGATATTTGGTTTTTCGAGACCGGTTTCTGTGGAACAAGTGCAGGAGTATACGAATAGACCTGGCGGCAACTTAGTCAACACCAACACGATTGATACATCACACAAGTTGTCGCTGGACGTGAAACAAGAAACGACGGTTGATCCACGTACTGTCGGTCTTGCTGGCACGGATGAGATGGAAATCCGCTCAATTGCGAAGAGGGAGAGTTTCCTTGGAAACTTTGGCTGGACCACTGCCACTGCGCCAGAGACTCTGCTTTTTCAATGTAGAGTCTCTCCAATGGTGTGGAATAGTTTAGCTCTTTCTGGACAAACCGAATACCACTTACCTGCGTGTGCTTTTGCTGCTATGCCTTTCGAGTATTGGCGTGGAAGTATGGAGTTTCGTTTTCAGGTTGTGGCGTCCAATTTCCATCGTGGTAGACTGAAGATAGTATATGAGCCTCATGTGCCGCCTTCTACAACCGCAGAATATAATACCAACTATACTCACATTCTTGACATTGCTGATGAGAAGGATGTTAAGATGAAGATTGGTTGGGGTAATCAGTACGGTTTTGCTCGTGTATCCGGTTTTCCGGATGGCACTATCAATCGCCCACAAATTTGGCGAGCTGACGGTGTCAATGTAGGAGTGATTCCGAATGAGAACTTTAACGGATATATTTCCGTGTACGTTGTCAATGAACTTACTGTCCCCAATTCTACGGCGAACAACGACATAGAGGTCAATGTCTTCGTTAATATGTGTGATGACTTTGAGGTTGCGTCGCCTACCTCACAAGCAATTGATGTTCTCTCTCTCTATACAGATGCTGCCATTACGGCTCAAAGTGGAGAGGAGGAGATTAATGATCTTGAAAAGACAGTTCAGGCTAGTGCTCCAATGCAAGAGTCCAACTTGTCTAAGGCGCCCACCTTGTCCCCTTCTGATAACACTATGGACGTGTATTTTGGTGAAAAAGTTACCTCTTTTAGACAGTGTCTTAAGCGGTATTGCTTGCATGAGCAGATCACCATTGATGCAGGTTCTGGTTCTTCAATTTTAGAAGTTGAACGGTGTGTTCTTCCGTACTATCGTGGATATGACCCTAACGGGTTAACTAGTACGGCGAATGGGCCTTTCAATTATTCACACACTACTCTTCTAAATTGGGTTCTTCCTGCCTTTACTGGCTGGAGGGGTTCCGTTCGATGGAAGTGTTTGAATATGGGACGTTCAGACGGTGATGCCGAGGCCGGTTTTATCCGGCGTTTGGAACAACCATATCCGGGACCTTTGACTTTGGTCACATCAACTGCGACTACTGGTATTGCCAGGAAATTGCAGTATGTAACCAAGTTCCGGAGTACGTGGGATGGTGTTGCGTACCAGTCTCCCGGTCTGAATACGGTGGCTGAAGCAGAAATTCCTTTCTATAGGAACAAGCGATTTCTCTATGCTAAGCGTAATGATCAACTGGCCTTTTCGCCGGATGTTCTTAACGATCTTGGTTACGAGTACATTTATAGAAGTACTGTTAATAGTTCAGACGCGACTGATATTAATACGTACTGTTCTGTTGGTGAGGATTTTTCTTGCTTCTTTTTTACGGGTTGCCCTGTTGTTTATGTTGTTGGCAATCCCGCGGTCTAGGCCGCAAATTCATGTTTATATATATTACTACAAAATGGGTTTAGACTCCTTTTGCACTAATATGTCCTCGGGTGACCCGAGGGGGATTTTTGATCCTGTAGGCTTTTTGCCTGCGCTCTCGACT